CAGACTGCCAGATCTACAGCCATCGGTGCAGCCAGCGGGAGTGTCGGAGGACATTCAAAGTTTGATTACGCTGTCGTTGCACCAGGGCGAGCTGTACTCTCCGATTCGCTCGCTCGTGGTGGAGGCAGAGATCGAGGTGCTGGGTTCGACCCCAGGGTATATGAATGCGCGAAAGCTGCAGCGCTTAGCGTTTCAGGTGGTCGATCCCGAAGGTACCCACCTCTTCATGAAGATGAGGTGGTGGACCAGGTGCTTCATCTTAACAAGTCTGCTGGCCTTCCTTTTCTCACTAGCGCTGGTGACGTTCTTGATCTGGGGATCACCAGGGCGCGGGATATTCGTGCTGGTAAGCGTGGGTTTGATCCTTACGTGGCATTTCGCCGTATCCAGCATGACAGCGATGGTCCTAAGGGCCGGCTGGTATGGGGTAGTCCGTTGGCAACGACAATATTGGCTGCGGCGTTTGCGAAAGCAGCGTACAAAGGCCTTGTCCGACGGCACTGCTTTGCGTACGGATACCAGAAAGCTGAGGTGGGAACCTTCATCTCAGAGTTCAACGCCAGGTTCGCGCGGCAATACTGCCTAGATTTTAGCGGATTTGACAGTTCCGTACCCCCGTTCATCATCGGGGACGCGTTTGAGATCCTTCGCTCGCATCTCGAGATGGATAGTGAGGAGACTGACCTCTTCTATCGGTTAACGAACGACTTTATCCACAGTAGGCTAGTACTTCCTGACTGCTCTATGTGGCAGAAACACAGGGGAATTCCCTCTGGATCACCCTTTACCTCGGTGATTGGAAGTATCTGCAACTTGATCATCCTCAACTATGTTTGGATCAAGTTGACGGGAGTCGCAATTCGCGAAGACCAGGTTCTTATCCTGGGCGATGACTCTGTGGTCGCTTCAAATAGCAACCTCTCCCTAAAGGAGATCGCTTCAGCCGCACTGGAGCTGGGGATGGTTGTTAGCGAGTCCAAGTCCCTTGTCGCTGGGACTGGTCGCTCTGTGGAGTTTCTGGGGCACGTGTGGATTAATGGGAGGCCCCACCGTCCTTCACGCGATATGGTCATCCGCTTCGTCTTTGAGGAAAGACATCGCGCTCAGGATATCACGATGACCTATATGAGGTTGTACGGATTCACTTCAGACTGCATGGAGGCGTACGATCTCGTCGTTGCTTACGTTATCAGACCCAATGAAGACGTGAACGACGCGCTTGAGGAACTGGCCCGTAGGGCTAGGGGTTCACCGATGAGGTTAGAGACTATTGGTTCGAGTCGCTTGAGGTACTTGATCGCTCATGAACCTGAACTATTGCCG